GTTTGACCACGGCCGGCCCGCGTAACAGCTACATCCTGCACGCGCGTAACGCCTCGGGGTTAGTGGCAGATGCGACGGCTGAAAGCCCGGCGCCTTGTTACGTTACGGTAACGGTGCTGGGGTTTGATGGGGAGGGCGAAGCGCCGCCGGAGCTGCTGGCGACGGTGGCCGCTGCGCTGGATGACGATGACGTTCGCCCGGTGGGCGATCGTGTAACCGTGCAGAGCGCGCAGGTGATCCGCTACGAGATTGACGCCATCTTGCATATGGCCGGCGCCGGCCCCGAAGCGGATGCCAGTTTGGCCGAAGCGAAAAGCCGATTGGCAGCCTGGATCAATCCACGCAAGCGGCTGGGCGTCGAGGTCGCCCGCTCTGCTGTTGACGCTCAGTTGCACGTTGCCGGCGTTGCACGGGTTGAGTTGGTCGGGTGGCAGGACTTGGCCCCGACCAAGGCTCAGGCGGCGTTCTGTACACGCTACAACGTGAGGCTGGCGGGCTGATATGAAAAGTCTCCTGCCGCTCAACAGCACGCAACTGGAACGGGCCATGGAGGCCGCGTTCTTCGAACAGACGATTGTCCCACTGCGCGACCTCTACAACCCCGACACCTGTCCCGCGCATCTGCTGCCACATCTGGCGTGGGCGTGGTCTGTCGATCGCTGGGACTACCGATGGCCTGAGGCGACCAAGCGCGCGGCCATCAAAGCGTCGTTCTACATCCACAAGCACAAGGGCACGATCGGCGCGATACGTCGCGTGGTCGAGCCGCTGGGCTATCTGATCGAAATTGTCGAGTGGTTCAAAACCGTGCCCGAGGGCGTGCCGGGCACCTTCGCACTGAAGATCGGCGTTCTCGATACCGGCATCACCGAAGAAATGTATCAGGAGCTTGAGCGACTGATTGATGACGCCAAGCCCGTCACCCGGCACATGATTGGTCTGGCGATCAGCCTGGAAACACAAGGCAATTTGAGTGTAGGCGTGACGCTCTACGACGGTGATGAACTCGATATCTATCCGCCGGAAATGCAGGACATTGAAATCACCGGCAGCTTCGGCGTGGTCGGCCGTGAACACTCCATAGACATCATGGATATTTATTAAATGATTGATGCGAACTCAAAGTTTTTCGCGATCCTGACGGACGTGGGGGCGGCCAAGCTGGCGAATGCCAATGTGCTGGGCGTGCCCTGGAACATCACGGAAATGGGCTTGGGCGATGCCAACGACACCGAGCCGCAGCCCAGCGCCAAGCAAACCAAACTGATCAACGAATGGCGCCGCCGTCCGCTGAATCAACTGCGCATCGATCCGGTCAACCCGGCGGTGATTATTGCAGAACAGGTTATCCCGGCCGACGAGGGCGGGCGCTGGATTCGTGAGGTGGGTCTGTATGACGCTGACGGGGATCTGGTGGCGGTGGCCAACTGCGCGCCAAGCTTCAAACCGGTGCTGTCGCAGGGATCGGGCCGCACGCAAGTTGTGCGGATGAACCTGATTGTTTCCAGCACGGCGCAGATCAGTCTCAAGATTGACCCGTCGGTGGTGCTGGCCACGCGTGAGTATGTCGATTCGCGCATTCTGGAGGAGCTGAGCAAGCTCGACATTAAGCAGTCAGTGCGCGCGGCGACCACGGCCAATATTACCTTGGTCGGCTTGCAGGTCGTCGACGGTGTTTCGCTGAATGCCGGCGATCGCGTGCTGGTGAAGAATCAGGCGGCTGCCAAGGATAACGGCCCGTATGTGGTGGCTGTGGGTGCCTGGGCGCGGGCCAAGGATGCCGACAATAACGCGAAGGTCACGCCGAATCTGACGGTAGCGGTCGAGGTGGGTGCGACGCAGGCCGACACGATCTGGCAACTGGTGACCGATGGCCCGATTGTCGTGGGCACCACGGCGCTCACGTTCAAGGACATTACAGACGGCTTTGCCCGGCTGTTGTCGCCAAGCCTTGCCGGCAACCCCACGGCCCCGACGCCGGCGCAGTTCGACGGTAGTAAGTCGCTCGCTACGACCGAGTTCGTCAAGCGTAGCGGTGTGGAGTTCTCGGGCTTCACTACGAACGCTGCAAACTTGGCATTGACGGCCGCGCACGTCGGTGGCCTTCACAGCTTTTCCGGTGCCGCGCAGCTTCAGGCCACTTTGCCTCCGACGGCAGGTGTCGCGCAGGCCGCAACCATTACGCTTGTTTGTGCCGGCAATGGTGGGCTAAAAATTGTCCCGGCCGGCGCTGACGTCGTGTACACCTCGACCGGTGTCGCTGGGCCGCTGGTACTCGCCCTGGGCGACACCGCTGAATTCATCCGATTGGAAGGTCAGTGGCGATTAGTCGGGGGAACGGCTGCGCTCGCCTTCGCTGGGGTCATGGCTGGGCCGAACTTCTCAACTCGGCCCCAGTTCGACAATACCAAGGCGCTGGCAACGACGGAGTTTGTGAACCGCACGCAGGGTAACTGCAAAGGGTTGGTTGCAATTTCCGTCAACACCACTTTGACCGCTGAGCAGGTTGGTAGCTTTGTTACGTCGAACGTCGGTACGGGGTCGGTCAATGTTGGTTTGCCGCTGGTTTCCTCGGTGGTCCCGGGATCTATGTTTCTGATCACTCATTCGTCGTCGGCCATGGCGTCGTTCGCAGTCACCACTACTGGAGCGGATCTGCTCATTTTTGACGGGCTTGGTGGAAATAGCGCTCCATACCCGATGGCAGTCGGTGAGTTTCTTTTGGTTGTTGCTGTCGGCCTTGGCTGGAAAGTAGCCGGTGGGAATGGCGCAAAGACGCTGAAAACTGGCGGTGGTTTTGCTGCTGGAACGGGCGTGCAGGGCTATCAGAAGCTGCCGAGCGGAACAATCATCCAGCGGGGCAGTGGTACGACAACTAACGGCACTGGTTCGGTGACATTTCCAGTCACATTCCCTACGGCTTGCCGTCAAGTTTTGGTCACGGAATCGGCCGCGACTGGCTGGGTTCCGGCGAACTTCACAGTTTACGGCGCGGGCACAAAAACTCAATTGGGAGCCCTTATCCGCTCAATGAACTGGAACGGAAGTGCTTGGGCTGGGAGCAACGGCAACTTCGACTACATTGCAATAGGGGAATGATCATGTTGTTTAGTCCAAGCACTTGCGGTTTTTATGACCCTGCCATCAATTCTGTTTTGCCTTCTGACGCCGTTGAAATCGATGATGATTTTTATGCCGAGCTTCTGCGTGGTAACTCTCGCGGGCAGATCATTACGTCAGATAAGCATGGTTATCCCTGCCTTGTTTCACCGGCAGAGCCATCGCCTGATTATTTGGCGGAGCTGGAACGCACATGGCGAAACGGTCAGCTTTTGTTGACGGATCCGTTGGTTTCTCGACACCGCGACGAGATCGAGGAGGGGGGCGAAACCTCACTCACGGCCGACCAGTACACGGAGTTGCAGGCCTACCGCCGTCAGTTGCGCGACTGGCCGCTAGGGGATCAATTCCCCCTCGCCGAACATCGACCGCCGGCGCCGACCTGGCTGTCAGCACAACCCAACTAAACGCCCCGCACTGACGGGGCGTTTTCTTTTCCGTTACGCGTAACACGAACACCCTCACAGCCTCGCTTATGCGGGGCTTTTTCGTTTCTGGAGACTGACCCTTATGAGTTTTTTCCACGGCGTCACGACCACGTCGGTCGACACTGGTGCGCGCACCATCTCGCTGCCGTCGTCGTCGATTATCGGTCTGTGCGACACCTTCACACCTGGCGTTCTCGGCGGTGGTACCGCCAAGGCGGGCGAGCTGAAGTTGATCACCACCGAGCGCGAAGCCATTGCCGCCTTCGGTGCCGAGTCGGCAATCACCAAGGCCTGTCAGGCGATCTACGTCAAAGCCAAGGCGGTGATCGTCGCCATCGGCGTGGCCGAGCTGGAAGACCCTGCGCTGCAAACCTCGGCGATCATCGGCGGCGTGCTGGAGTCGGGGCAGCGTACTGGCTTACAGGCGCTGCTCGACGGAAAGAGCCTGTTCAACGCCCAGCCGCGATTGCTGATCGCCCCGGGCCACACCGCGACTCAGGCGGTGGCCACGGCGCTCGATAGCTTGGCGCAGAAGCTGCGCGCTATCGGCATCATCGACGGACCGGGTACGACCGACGAGGCCGCCATGGCCTACGCCGATAACTTCGGCAGTCGCAACCTGTTCATGGTCGACCCGGGCGTCAAGTATTGGGACACCATCACCAGCAAGACCGTCGACGCGCCCGGCTCGGCTTGGGCGGCGGGGCTGTTCGCCTGGACGGATGCTGAATACGGTTTCTGGGCGTCGCCGTCGAACAAG